ACCAAGCCATGAAGAATCTTAAAGCCATTGATGATCAATACATGACAAAAAAGAATTGGTTTAAAACCATAACGGAAGAAGTCAATCCAAAAACAAAAGAAATAACATGGACCGAAGAGATAGCGCCCAAGTTTTCCTTTGCTAAAAATTCAGAAAGAACCCGTACACAAATTGATTCCATGAGTAAAAAACTTCTTGCGAATAAAAAATTTTTAGACCCTGGTTATGCTGAAGCAGTTGAAGCCAATCTTGAAAAATACGGTTATCAATCTTATCGAGCTTTTATTGATAACGTTGATCATGTGGTTCCTTATAACAGCGCCAAATGGAAAAGCGCTAGAGATGAGTTGATAAAAGGTCAAGTTGTAAAATTAACAACAAATGAAATTTTGGGATTAAAACCCAATGAAATAAAAAAATTATTAAACGATAAAGCAGACGTAGTGTTGAGAGACTTGTTAAAGAAAAGAAACTTTGACAATGCTTTTATGGCTCCAGAAATGTCTTTAGATGGCGTGAAGATGGGGCTTTTAAAAGACAAAACCCTTCAAGATTTGCCAGAGTTAAGGCGTTTTCTGGGAGAGGTGACAGGAAAAAAAGGTTCAGCAAAACAGAGGCTTGATGAATTTCATATGCAAACTACAGCTACGGTTGAGAATCTAGCAAAGATGACATCGAGCATGCGTTACCTAGACGATGTCGCTGACATTAACAAAAGATTGGTTGAGCAAGGAAGCAATAAAAGATTTCTTTATGACAACATTGATGATGTTCCAGAAAACATTAGAGCCGGCTTTCTAGACGAGTTTGGAATGCCCATTACAATTCCAGACGAGTTAAGGTTTGGAAACATTGCAGGGAAAATAACCACACAGGGAATGGCCGATGCTTTGGTTGGCTCACAAAAAGGATGGTTGGAACAAGCTCCTGGCGTTATGGGAAAAGCTTGGGCTGGTTTTCTGGGCACAAAAGGTATTATTCAAAAAGCCAAGACAGTATACAGCCCGATCACTCAAGTCAGAAACGCAACCAGTGCAGCTTTGTTTGCAGTAATGAATGGAAATGTAGCCAATGGCAGGACTTTACAAGATTCTATGATGATAGTATTCGACATGTTAAAGAAAACACAAGGCACAAACATGTCGGCTTATTATGCCAACGCACAAAAAAAAGGAGTCGTCCAGTCGGGTGCAAAAATTGGGGAGATCGACAGCCTTTTAGATGATGCAGTTACAACAATGGGCATCGGAGAAAACAAAGGTATATTTAGTAGGGCCTATAAAGCAGAGAAGAATAATCTTGCAACCAGGCTCTATGTGGGTTCGGATGACCTGTGGAAGATAGCCAGTTGGGAAATGGAGAAAGGGCGTCTTTTAAGAGGGTTTGATAATGCTGCTGCTAAAAATGCTGACTTTGTTATCCCCACTAATTATTACAAAGATCTAAGCCCAAGAACATTTAGAGAGGTTGAAAAAGCTGGGGGCAACTGGAATGCTTTGAACCCTAAAATGAAAAATGAAGTGATTGAAGAAATGGGTGCAGGCATCGTTAGAAATACAGTCCCCAACTATTCAAAAGTTCCTGAAGTAATTAAACAACTAAGGCGAACACCGTTTGGTAACTTCATCGCTTTCCCTGCTGAAACAATCAGAACTTCAGTTGCATCTACATCAAGAGCGATTGATGAAATTGCGAGCGGTGTCCCGGAATTGGCTGAGATTGGCATGCGTCGATTGATGGGCAACATGGCAGTCATGTATGGTATTCCAAAAGCAACCTACGAGTTTGGTAAGTACATGACGGGTGCTGACGACGAGCAAGTACAGGCCTACAAAAGAAGTTTTGCAGCGCCTTGGGAAAAGAACGCAGATCTTATTCCAATGCGAACCGATAAAGATGGCAATGTTGTAGAGTTTTTTAACTATTCTTATACCAACCCATACGAATACCTAAGAGCACCTATAAACGCCGTTTTTAATGCGGTGCAAAATGGAGAAGCCAGAGGCGACAAGCTAACTGAAATATTAATGCAAGGTATTGTGGGAACAAGAGACAATCCTGGGGCAATCATAGAATACTTAGAACCTTTTGTTGGCGCTTCGATTGCAACCAACATTGGTTTAGACATTTCAAGAAATGTAACCTATGCATCGGGTTCTGCTCAACCAATATGGAACTCAACCGATGACGCTGGTTTGGTGACTGGAAAAATAATTGCTCACGTTGTTAATTCTGCTGCGCCTCCGATTTTGCCGGCTACACTAAAGCCTGGAAGACCTGGAGACATGGGTCCTTTGTTTTGGAAAGACCTACCTAGAGCAACACTAAATTCGCTTGGTCTTGTAGATGCGCCTTTAAACTCAAAAGGAATTAGACCAAATACTTACGGGCAAATAGCTGAATCTTTTACAGGGTTGAAAACCATTAAGCCCACCATTGAAAGAACGCTTGGTTTTAGGGCGTTAGATGCCAAAGAAGAAATGCGAGAAGCGGTGTCTTATTACACGGCTGCTGTAAGCAATCCAAATATATTAAACCCAGAAGAACATGTTAAAGCATTGATGAAGACCAACGAAGCTAGGTTCAGGGCCATTAAAGATTTATCTATGGCAATTGAAGATGCCAAAGCAATGGGAACGGGTGAAAATGAAATTTATGAAGTGCTTAAAGAGAAGAAAATTTCTAACCCAGAAATGATTATGAACCAAACATTCATTCCTTATTATCCGTCTGCTTATCAGATTGAAAGAGAACTACAAAAAGAAGGGGCAAAATTCCCAGAAGAAGAACTCAGACAATCGTTTATAGAAGAAATCAGACCGACGTTGCCAGGTGTAAGTGGGCCTACCTTTACGCCACCAGTGGTTCCAGGGAAAAGATTAACGGCCAGAGACAAAGCCCGAAGAGATCCAGAAGGTTCAGCGGCAGTTCTGTTGCGACAGAAAGAACTTGAAAAGCTTATGGGAATCTAGTGCGAAGACGCAGAGGGAGAAGCAAGTACGGTGCGATTCGTGTTGAATACGATGGCCATAAATTTGACAGCAAACTAGAAGCCGCTAGATACAAACAGCTCAGACTGATGGAGAAAGCCGGTGAAGTCAAAGACCTGGAGTTACAACCCAAGTTTCCGTGTGAAGTCAATGGCAAGAAGATATGCACTTACATCTCAGACTTTCGTTACAAACTAAGAAACGGAAAAGAGGTGGTGGAAGATGTGAAGGGCGTGGAAACGGCTGTGTTTAAACTAAAGAAGAAACTGGTCGAAGCATTGTACCCGGATGTCACTATTGAGATCGTGAAGAATCCTCGGTTCTTTGTGATTCCTGATTTAGTTGACACAAAGTAGAAAATCATTGTAGAATCCAATCTCATTTAAATTAATTTGGAGATAACAATGAAAGAAGAAATAGAAATCAAATGGTCTAAAAAAGAGGTTGTTGAACGACCTATACTTTGCCTCGGATCACCCAAAGGAGGGTTCAAGGTGAGAGAGCCAATTGGAGGTACATATAAAGTTGATGTGTATCACTGGGAAGATTACAGACTTGAGAAAGAACTGAAAGGCGCAGACAGAACATATCATATAGCCAAAGGCAAATTATATCTTTGTGATGAATATGGTGGCAAGCCACAGGTTAAGTGGTTCTTCAAAAAGAATGAAGCAACCCGACACCTAAAGTACATTTTAGAAAATGATCTTATGAATAGAGATATTTGGGCCAACCCTGAAGATGGATTCATATGGGGCTTGATGGCATAACCATTTAATAACCGAACGTTCCACGTGGAACATTATGTTCTAGGTGGAACATCTTTAGGGTTTTTTGCTTCTTCTCTGGAAATCAACATGTCTAGGTAGAACCTGGCTTTCTTATAATCCTCAAGTGTCTTGCCCTTGTGTGGGGCACGCCAAATGTATTTAAAGATTTGCCCCTTGAGGTAGCCGACAAACTCAGATGCACTCAGAGCCGATGCAATGGCATCGAGCGCTTCTATGCCCCCCTGGGTGTAGTGTGGTGGATGATTGACTGGATCGTTTTTATCAGTCATGGCAGAAACAACTCCTTCCATCGTCATCGAACATTGATATTTGTTTTGCATCGAGTCGTGCCATTTCAACCAAGTCGGTATAACTGCGTGACTTGTTAAAAGTTGCGGTACTGACTTTCTTGTTTTCGTATTCTGTTCCTTTGTTTAATTTTGCTATTCTTTGTTCTTGCTCAATCCACCAATCGGCTAAATCTGGTCGTTCTTTTATAATCTGTATCAATGTTCTTGTGCCTTTTAAAAAACACAAATCACAATTACCTGCTTGGGTTTTACCGTTGTGGTTAGGTAGGCCTAAATCAAACTCATGGTTTTCCCAAAATCTAGATACGTCTTCTACCATGATTTTGTAGTCATACAAAGGGACCAAAGATGTCCATTTGTTTTTGCCTGAATCGTTTTGTTTTCTTTGTTTGGCAACCCTTGATGGCTCGTCGTATCTCAGTCCAACAACATTCGCCCATTCTTTATAGCCTTTGGCTCGCATAAATCGATTCATTACTTCAATCTTCATCTTAATCGTGCACAGCCTAGCCACCACGTTTGGCAACATTTTCTTTCTTCCTATCAATGCCTCAAACGGTTCTCCATTTCTACTGGCTGTTTCATAGGTGACTTCTTTGGTGCGATAAATGGGCCGCTCTTCAAACACTTCGAGTTCCAACCAATGCACTTTAACGCCCCACCTGGTTGAGCACTCATGAATAAAGTCCAATGTCTCTGGCATTTCTTTGCCTGTGTTTGCAAAAGTCACATGCACATCATCGGGCAATGTCCAGTCGTAAGACTCAAGGATTTTGTAAAGCATATAACCCGATGTTCGGCCACCACTAAAACTAATCAAGGTTGGGCAACCAAATTTCTCAGGCAGAAATATCTGTTCTTCATTGGGTTCAGACATTCTCTGTCAGTTCCTCTAATCGTGTGTCCACTCCAAACTCTTCTCTGAATCTTAACAGTTTTTTCATTACATCAGAATCGTAATCTACCTTTGAGAGCTCTCGCATCTCGGCACTGGTAAAGCTGTTCATAGCAGCTTTTGATTTGGGGGCGTTGGTAATGGATCTTTTGCCTTTTATGTAAGTCACATCGTCTTTGCCTTCGCTTTCAATGGGAAGGTTAACCAGAGCCGGCAACCAAATGTGGTCATCGCAATGGTTTCGTTGTGCTTCCTCGTCCAACATTTTATTCTTTTTGTTGCATCGCCAACCGCCGTCGCCCTCCATGAC